GGGCGCCGCGGCGGTTTCGGCAAGCGGCCCAAGCGCACCCAGGCCGGCGTTGATGCCATGCAGCAGTCGCTCGACTACATGCATGAATTCGATCCGGTCCGGGCAGAGGGCATACCCAAGACCGTCGCCGGCCTCGAAGCGCAACTGCGTAAGATCCCGCGCAAGTACTGGCGCTCCTATTTCATGTCGGCCGGACTGTCTGAGCCCGACTTCGTCCGCAACCGGGTGACCCGGCAGGTGCGCAACGTCGAGCGGGTGCTGCCGGCCCACACCCGCAGAATCGAGGGCTATCCCGACGCGCCAGGGCGCCGCCGGCTGGCCGATCAGATCCGCGAGGACGTCGAGCAGCGCGTCATCCGCCAGGCGGCGGCCGACCGGCGTTCGGTCAAGGCCACCTGGCCGATCACCGCCGCGCGGACTGCCGCGCGCAACGACGGCGGCCTGGCGGCGCTGCGCCGGCTGGCGTTCCTGCGCAATTACGGCAAGGCCGGGATCATCGGGGCAGGGGTGCTGGGCGCGGCGGCCGCCGGCGGGCTCGCCTATGCCTTGCTGCGACCGGCTACCCCCGAAACCCGTGTTCAAATGAACACGCGACGCCAAAGTCCACAGGATATCTCGCTGGGCGAACGAACCGGCCGCTTCACCCCACACCTCGCCAAGGCCGCCCCGAAAGACCCGCCGCCCGACGACCAGGCGCAGACCGTGTTCGACGCGGGCACGGCGGTGGAAGACGCGCTGGCCGACAAGCTGGCGCGCACCTTCGGCGCTTGGACTCAACTCCCGGCCGCCGACCTCGCCAACCCCGACCAGGCGCTGCTCGCCCGCATGCAGGCCGACGTCCGCCGCGCCACCCAACCGATCGAGGCCGCCGCCGAGGGTGGTGCTGCCGCCGATATCGACGTGCAGACCACCGATCGCGACGGCCAGAACCGCATCGTCACCATGACGCTCGACACCGGCAGCCCCAAGGTGGTGGCGTTCAGCAAGGCGTACCGGGTCAAGCTCGCCGGCGATATCGCGGCCGAGCAGATGCAGACCATCGAGGCGGTTCTGCAAAACGCCACGCTCAACGGCCAGGCGCCGGCGGCGACCGCGCGGCTGCTGCGCCAGACGATCGGGCTGACGCCGATCCAGGCCGGCCACGTCGTCAGCTTCCGCCGTCAGCTCGAAACGCTGGATCCCGCCGTGCTCGGGCGCGCGCTGCGCGACCAGCGCTACGACCGCACCATCAACCGCGCGATCCTCGAAGGCGATCCGCTGAGCGATGCGCAGGTCGACAGCATGGTGGACGCCTACCACCGCCGCTACCTGGCATACCGGGCGATGACAATCGCGCGGACCGAGGGGCTGCGCGCGGCCAACGCCGGGCATGCCATCGCGATCGAGGGGTTCACCGACGAACACCCGGGTTTCACCGTGGTGAAGACCTGGATGTCGACCGAGGACGAACGCACCCGGCCTGACCACGTCGCCCTCAACGGCCAGCAGGTGGTCGGGCTGCACACCCCGTTCGTGGCCCCGAGCGGCGACCAGCTGCTCTGGCCGCACGACCCGAACGCGCCGCTGCGCCAGCAAATCAACTGCCGCTGCACGTTCACAACAACCCTTGTGCCCCGGACCACCGTTGCCCAGCGCGGGTTCCAACTGGTCGCCGATGCGCCGCCAGGAGGGACCTTTGAGGACGTGGCATGAAGCGGACCATCATCATTGATTACCCGGTAACCGGCGCGCTCGAAGCCGACGTGGCCTGGGCCGAGGACATGATCGAGGCGGCCCGGCACGCCGACCAGGCGCAGCTGATCGCGTGGCGGAAGTCCCGCGCGACGCATGACGCCGCCTGGGCCGGGCGCGACGAACCGCTGATCGCCACGGGGACGGTCTGATGGCCGATATCGCCCCACAACAGGTCGGCAGCACCTGTCTGATCGCTGCCGTGCGCGGCGAATACCTCCTGCTCGACAACGGCGAACGCAACTTCGCGGTGCCACTGCAGGACGCGCGCGAACTCGCCGACTGGATCATGTGCGCGATCGATCCCCCGACCAGCGCGGCGATCAACCGCCAGCAGATCGAACGCTTCCGCGTGGCACTCGCCGAACGCGGCCTGAAGTAACCCAACCGGACGAAGGATATCCCACCAATGCTCGACACAGAGACATTTTTCGACGCGCTCCAGAAGAGCGTCCAGGCCTCGCCAGCCAACCACGTGAAGTTCGTGCATTTCGAGCCGATCTTCACGCGCGTCGCCGCCGGCTACCTCGACGACAACACACGCCCCGTCGCCGAGCTGCTGATGAAGGATTGGGCCTCGGGCACAGATCCGCTGGCGAAGGGGTTGGCGCAGCATTGGCTCGACCGGGCGCATGCCACCGTCGAAGGCGGAATGGCAGCCGGTAAAGCCGTCGGCGGCAGGAAGATCCACCCGATGATCGAGCGGTTGCGCGCGCAGCAAAAAGGCGCACGCCCGCTGCGCAAGTTCGATGAGAGCAAGGTCAAGCGCGACAAGACCGGCGAATTCTCCGGCGACGCCGCCGCTGGCGCCACGCGCGCGGTGGCCAGCGCGCATGGCGCTACCTACGAGCACCACGCGGCCGCCGCGCTGGCAGCCACCCATCCCGCCGCCGCGGCGTTCCATACGGCGCAGGCGGAGACCCACCTGGAGGCCTCGACGCAAATGCACGCCGCCGCCGACAAGGCGGGCGAGCCGAAGGCCGCGCCAGCAGAGCCGGTCGATACCCGCAGCCTGTTCGGACAGTTCCGCGATTTCTCGCGGCGCATGAGCGCGATGGGTTCGGGCGCCGGGATCGGCGCCGGGATCGGCGCCCTGACAGGCAATCCGCTCGCGATCGCCGGCGGCGCCCTGGCCGGCGGATACGCCGGCTACAAAGCCGCACGACTCACCGAGTAGCCAACCGCGCGTCTCCACGAAATTCCGCAACCGCCGCCTCACTGAAAGCCCCGCCTCCGATGTCGCAGTTCATGCTCTCCGTTCCGCTGATCAAGATCGATGTGGAACGTCGCCTCGTCGTCGGCCGCGCCGCGCAGGAGGAGACGGACAAGACCAACGAGATCATGGATTACGAAACCGCGCGGCCGCAGTTCGAAAAGTGGTCGGCCAGCTACGCCGACAAGCAGGTCCCCGGCATGGAGATGTCGAAGGGCAACCTGCGCGTCATGCACAGCCGCAACGTCGCCGGCAAGCTGACCGAGATCGCCTACAACGACGCCGACAAGTCGGTCGAGATCATCGCCAAGATCTCCGACGCCAACGAGTGGCAGAAGGTGCTGGACGGCTGCTACACCGGGTTTTCGATCGGTGGCGGCTACCTGAAGAAGTGGAAGGACGGCACCCGCACCCGCTACACGCCCGACGTCCGCGAGATCTCGCTGGTCGACAATCCGTGCATGCCGAGCGCGAGAATTGTGGAGCTGCACAAGGCCGATGGCCTGGTGGAATCAATGGAGGTGCGCGGGCGCGCGCCCGGTGGTTTCGCGGCCGCCTGGGCGGCCCGGCCGACATCGTTTGCCGACAAGTGGGCAGCCCGGCCGACCCCGCCGCGCACGTTCGCCGAGATGGCCAAGGCGTACGACGAGAGCAAGCACGACCGCGATCAGGATGGTCGCTTCTCCGCTTCCGGCCAATTGAACGCGCCGGATCGCGCGACCACGCAGTCGGCCGGTGCCGCGGCGGGGGGAGTTGTCGGTGTCGCCGCCGGCGCCGCCGCCGCCGCCGCGATCGGCCACCGTGACGCGATCGCCGCCGCGATACGCCCCGGCTCGCGGCGCAACCAGGCTGCCCGCGGCCTGCGCGCGGATCGCGGCGCTCGGCGCGACATCGTGTCCGTGTCTCGCATCGAGCGTGAGCGCATGCAGTCAGGCACCGATGCTCGCACCCAGGAACTTGCCGGCGCCGTGCATCGCAAGGTGATGGAGGAGCATGCCAGCGCCGGCCTCAGCGAGGATGACGCCAAGGTCGCCGCCCAGAAGGCCGCCGACCAGGTCCGCGCCGCCCGCACCAGCGGCAGCACCGGTCTGAAACTGGCCCGCCGCAAGGTGCGCGATTCGATCAAGGACGGCATCAAAGATTACATGGCCCACACAGCCCCCCGGTTCCGCCTCAGTGCGAAACTCGGCATCGGTCTGCTCGCCGGCGGCGCGCTCGCCGGCGTGGCCGGGGGTCTGTATGCCGGCAAGAAGAGCGCCGATCATTCCGAGGCGATCGCCCAGGGCAAAAAGCCCGACGGCGGCATCGCGCGCCACCTCGGCGATGCCGCGCGTGTCGCTGCCCCGGCGGTCTCCGGGGCCCTGCTCGGCGCCGGCAACACCCTGGAGCACTTGGGAGTGCGCGGCGCCGCCCTCGCAGCCCTCGCCGGCGGCGCTTTCGGCGCGGGCATCGGCGCCTGGGCCCTGCACAGCGAACGCAGTGAGGCGCGCCAATTCGCCGCCGCAAACAAAAAGGCCAGCTGATGTCCAGACCGAACTTCGACGCGCCGACCATCGCCGCCCTGCGCGAGCGGGTCATCACGCACAACCAGAACGACGGTGCGCGGGCGACGAAGCTCGGCGAGCTGAAGGCCGTCTACACCCAGGGCTGGGCCAAGGCCCGCGGTGACCGTCATAGCGGCGCGCTGGCCAAGGTGGACGAACACCTCGGCAACCTCGCCAAGGCCGAGTTCGACGACTCTGATCATCCGCGCGCCACCGACGGCAAATTCACCGAATCAGGCGGCGGGGCCAAGGCAGCCACGCCGGCGGCCGCCATCCCGCTGCCGGCCACTCCGGCCGAACACCGCCATCTGGCCGACACCAACGCCGGCTACGCCGCGCTGCAGAGCCAGGTGATCCCGGAAACCCGCTTCGGCGTGGCCGGTTCGGCCGCGCGTGACGCCGCCGCGCTGGCACTCGGCATCGGCTACGCCGCGAGCCTGGCGCGCGGGCGCTCCAACGGCTTGGCCGCACGCGGCCTGCGCGCGGCGGGCGGCGCGTTCGGACGCGTCACCGCCGGCCTTGCCACCGGCATCGCCAGCCACACCGCCGCCACGCTGAAGGGCGAATACCTGCGCGCGGTCGGCCGCGACACCCCGGTGCTGCGGGCCATGCGCGCCGCCAAGGCCCGCACCGCGACCCGCGTTGCCGCCGAAGCCGGCCGCGTCGCCGGCCGGAAGCTGGGCAACGCCGCCTTCCGGGCACAGTCATGGGTGGCACGCGGCATCGCCGACTCAGTCGAGGACGCTGGCAGGACGCCGGGAGGCGCCAAAGCCGCGCGCCACACCGCGATCGCCCTGACGGGCCTGGTCCCGGCCTATGCCATCCGCGAGAGCGTGAAAGACACCCCGCTCGATCCGCAGCGCATCGGCGCCGGCGTCGACTCGGTCAGTTTCCGCACCGTGCAGAAGATGGTCATGAGCGACGAAATCGGCGCCGCCCAGGCGCTGATGCTCGGCGTGCTCAACAAGGGCGGCGACATCGGCGACCTGCGCAAGGCGATGACGCCGCACGCCTACAGCGCCGTCGGCAAGCTGGTGCTGTCCGGTGGCGCGGCCCTGGCCGGGGCATTGTCGGGCGGCGCGATCGGCGCCGGCGTCGGCCACCTGTCGGGCAAGCGCGGCAACCCCTACCACGACGAACATGGCAAATTCACCAGCTCGGCGAATTCGCACCATGCCACCTGGGGCGCCTCGATCGGCGCCATCCTCGGCGGCGCGGCCGCGGGCCTCGGCACCTATGCCGCCCTGCGCAGCCACAACCTCAAGATCCTGCCCGCACTCGCCGCGAAGAACAAAGCCGCGTTCGACGCGCGGCTGGGCAAGATCAATGCCAAGGCCAGCGCCGGCTCGGCGAAGCGCCTGATCGGCAAGCGTGACGCCGAGATCAAGAAGGCGGTGGACGCGAAACTCGCAGCCCACCCCGAAGTGGTCGCCGCGCGCCAGCAGAATGCGCAGTTCGATGCCTCCGCACCGCTGCCCTACAAGCGCCGGGTCGAGGACGCGGTGAACAACCACATCGCCAACCAGGCCGCCTTCCAGGACGCCTTCAGGATCAAGGGCACCGACGGCAAGTGGATCACGATCGGCGAGATCAAGGCCGGCACCCGGATGGCGCATTTGCGCGACAGCACGGCCCAGAGCAGCGCCAAGGCGTTCGTCGCCAAGGCGACAAAGGATGAGTTCGACGAGGCGATCAAGGGCCTCACGGATGTGCAGCAGGGCACGCATCAGCAGTGGTTCAACGATCGCGCCAGCCATGTCGCCGACGTCGACACCCAACTGCTGGCCCACCACACGAAAATCCATGCCGCCGACGCCAAGGTCGCGCAGACCGTGGCGGATGTGCAGAAGACCGCGAGCGAGGCGCTGGACGCCAAGGCGATCGTCGATCGCGGCGGCGAGCCCGACGTGCTGGAGGCCGCCACCACCGCTTACACGGCTGCGACCGAGGCGGCCGACAAGGCCGTCAAGGCGCACGCGGCCGCCGAGAAGGCCGCCGAGAAACTGCGCAGCCAGGGGCCAAAGGTCACCTTGCCATCCGGCCTCGGCGGCGGGGTCATCCCCGCGATCAGCGCGATCGAGCGACAGAACGTGCTGACCGGCATCGAGAACCGCGTGCGCAAGAGCATCGAGGGCAGCGAAGGCCGCGCCTACGACAAGAAGGTGCAGGCCGAGCAGGCCCGCCTGAAGGGCGTCATCGCCGAGCGCAGCAACCGCAACCTGGCCGCCATGACGGTGCTCGGGGTGAAAACCGGCGCCCCGGGATCGGCCCGTGCCGCGCACGAAGCAGCCCTCAAGGCGCACGGCGCATACAACACCATCGCCGACGACCTCGCGGCGGCCGAGAAGGCCCACGCCAGCGCCCGTCAGGCGCTTGGCGATCTCGAGGCGGCGCTGAAGAAGGTGCCGACGCCGCAGCAGATCAGTTCCGCCCAGGCCGCGCTGCTCACTGCCGAACACGACATGGGCAAGACCAGGAACGTGCTGGACCATGCGCAGGCGGAGGTCGACAGACTGGCGAGCACCGCGCTGCCGAAGAAGGGCACGCCGGCGCACGCGCAGGCGAGGCAGGATCGGGCCAGGGCGGCCGGCGAACTGAAGGCCGCGACGCAGCAGCACCGCGCCGCCGTGCGCGTCCATGCCGGCGCCACGCGCGCGATCGACGACATGACGCATCAGACCGGATTGCGCGCCAGCGAGGGCGAGATCCGCTACGACGCGATGCATGCCGAAGCCGAGGTGACCAACCTCAAGGGCGACCTCGCGGTGGCGCGGGCAAAGCGCGCATCGGCGATGGCGGATTTCGAGCAGGCGCTGACCACACCGCCGCCGGCCAGCGGCTGGAAAATCCTGCCCGACGGCCTGATGCAGGATCTCAAGGAAGATCTCGCCCACGCCAAGGCGTCGATGAGCGAGACCACGCGCGCGATCTTCGACCATCCGACGATCGAAAAACTGCACGCCTTCGCCGAGCGCCAGTACGAGGCGGGCAAGGCGCACGCCATGGACGGCGTCAACATGCTGTTCCGCACCCGCCAGTCCGACGGATCCTACAAGTGGTCATTCGGCAAGGTCGTGGTGAATGCCCCGATCGCCGCCGGCGTCGCCACCTCCACCGCAATCGGCGCCAAGGAATTCGCCCAGTATGCCCACGCCCAGGTGTTCGGCGATGAGGAGGCGAAGAAGAAGGCCAAGCGGCCGGAGCTGCCGTTCGGGCTGGACTGGGATGTGCACCCGATCACCGGGGCGAACTACGCCGCGCTGACGGTGGCGCACCCCAAGGACAAGAACGAGCGCGTCGTGCTCTACGGCGAGCGCCAGGATCACTTCGAGGATCCGGCCAAGCAGCTGGTGCCGGGCGGGCGGCTCTCGGTGATCAAGGGCGCGTTCCAGAACGGCAAGTGGGCCAACCAGAATCAGGGCGGCGACGGCCAGGGTGGCGGTTCGGGCAAGGCCCATACCGGCGGGCTCGACAACTTCACCGATCCGACGCAGCGCCAGAAGGTCAAGGATGCGCTCGACAAGCTGCGCGCCAGCAGCGACGTCAATTACCGCGACATCCCCGGCGGGCGCGTCTCCTACGTCAATGACGGCGTCGACACCCATGGTGCCGCCAGCATCGTCACCGAGCACATGCGCCGGCACTTCCTCAACCAGGGCAAGGGCAAGACCGACACCCCGACCTATTTCGCCGGGCTGAAGGCGCTGTTCTCGGGCCCGGCCGCGGCACTCTCGCCGAGCCAGCGCTACGGCATGCTGACCGGCAAGAACACCAGCGGTGGCGGTGCCGGGTTCAACCACGGGATCTTCAAAGACGCGACGAACTTCACCTCCGACAGCGCCTCGGTTGCGCGCGCGCTCAACACTGAGATCGACCGCGCGGTGAAACTGAACCCCTCGCGCGAGGATGCGGTCAACCTGCATCGCGCGGTGTGGACGGTGCAGGAAGCGAAAGGCCTGTCCGATGAGCAGGTGAAGCCGATCCACGATACGATCGCCAAGACCTATGGCGGCACCGCCAGCACCGCGCAGTCGGCGTCCGGCTCGGCGGTGATCTCGACCACCCGCAGCACCGCCAACGACCTGCCCAAGGCGCGGCCGGCGTCGTGGGACCGCGATGAGTTCGATACGCTGGCACAGGCCGCGGCGGGACAGCTGCGCCGGGCCGGTGGTCTGACCTGGGCTGGCAGCGAGGGCGATATCGCCTCGGTGCTGAAGATGATCGCGGTCAAGCTGCATCATTCGCACGGGCTCGACATGCAGGAAGGCCTGACGGCCGGGGCGACCGCCATCGCGCACCGCATCAGGCAGACATCCTCGCGTGACGTCGGCGCCGGCATCGCCGCGAACGAAACCGGCGACGACGTCGTGCTGATGGATGAACTCGACAACCAGGCGCACAAGGTCAAGGCGCAGCGGGTCAACAAGCTGGACGATCTCGACGAGCTGCTGAAGGCGTTCGGTGGCGGCCCGTTCGACGGCGCGAAACATCCGCGTGTGCCGTCCGGACCTGGCGGGGGCGAATTCGAGGCCGGCAGCGGCGGTGCCGCCGCGGCGGCGAGCAAGGCTGCGCGCGCACCGAAGAGGACCGAGAAATCCGAGACCCCGGGCACCACCGAGCCGCACCCGAACGAGGATGACAGCGGCCTCGACGAACTGCACCCGGCGCGCGCGGCGCGCGATATCGCCGGCCTGACCGGCTTCAACGCCGCCTGGGACGTGGCCGAACACTACCTGCCCAGCGGGCAGAAAGCCGCCGACTGGGTGTCGGGCAAGCTGCGCGGCGTCCACCCGGGCGAGGCGGCGCTGCGCGATGCCGCGAAAAGCACCGCCGGCGCCACCGCCTTCCGTGCCGCCGGCAGCGCCGCGCGGTCAGGCTTCGCCAGCGCCGCCTCGGGTGCGGCGATGCGGATCGCCGAACGGCTGCTGCCGGCCTCGGCCAGGCTGGCGGTCGACGGTGTCAGCCTGGGCGCCCGCTTCGTCGCCGGCAGCCTCGCCACCATGGGCGGCCAGGCGGTCACCGATCTGGCGGTCACCGGCGCCTACCACGCCGCTGGCGCCAAGCCGCCCGCCGGTTACGGCGAGGAGAAGAACGTCTCGCTGGGCCACACGGTGTCCAGCCTGGGCGGCAATCTCGCCGGCGCGGCGATCGCCACCAAGGCCACCACCACGGCGGGACGCTGGCTCGGCGGCGCCGCTGGCGGCCTGATCGGCTCGGTTGTCGGGCCCGAAGGCACCGTCGCGGGGGAAATCGCCGGCCAGGCGATCGGCGGGGTTGCCGGTAAATACCTCGGCGGCGCGATCGCCGGATGGGGCGGCGGGGTCGCCGCCGGAAAGGCGTACGACGAGATCCAGGATCATCACGTGGTGCAGCGGGTGGAACGGGCCGCTGTGCAAGGCAAACAGCGGGTTCAGGACTGGTTCAAGGGAATGCCTCAGGCGCACACCCAGGGCGCGATGAAGCATTTCGCGCCGGTGTCGACGTAGCTCAGGGCAGGTAGAGCAGCGCCTGACGGAAGAAGAGTTGGTCCTTCCGGTCACCGTCATGGCGCAGACGGAGGTTCAAATCCTCCCGTCGGTTCCTCAGTAAGGCTCGGGCGGCGTCTCCAGCAGCGGCGTCGGCTCGTACGCCTCGACCGCCCCATACAGCATCAACGCCTGCTCGCGGATCGTCGCCTCATCGCCGGGACGCAGCGCGAACAACGCCGAGGTCGTGTAGTACTCGATCACCATGCGATCCTGATCGGCGTCGTCCTTGCCCATCGGGATGTCCACCCGCAGCACCTTCGCGCCGGCCAGCTCGGTCTCGCGCACGTAGCCTGGGCGCTGGCGGTGACCCATCAGCTCAAGCAGCGCCCAGCCCTGAAATCCGCCATCCATCAACGCCCTCCATCGGCAGAGACCTGATCATTTCTGGGCGCGAATGCGATTCGCGGCAATCGGTCACATCCCAAGCGCCCGGCGGTAGATGTCGAGCATGGTTTCCTGCTCTTCAACCTCTGCCGGCTCTTGTTTTCTGATCGCAACGAGCTTGCGGACCACCTTGGGATCAAACCCGGAGGACTTCGCCTCGGCGTAGACGTCCTTGATATCGCTGCCGAGCGCGCGGCGCTCCTCCTCCAGGCGCTCGATGCGCTCCACCAGGCTGCGCAGGCGATCGACCGCCAGCCCGCCGGACTTGATTTCCTCGTTGCTCACCGGCTTCGCCATCCTGGTCCTCTCTGCGCCTACGGCGGCGCGCTGGTCACCGCCAGGATGATCTTACGGATCGCGCTGACATCCTTCATCTCGGCCAGGGTGGGCGCCTCGCGCACGAGCTGATTCTTGGTCGCCGGCGTCGGGCGGAACGGCCCCTGCTTGAGGTTGGCGATCACCGACGAGACCGCGCTGTTGAGCCGGCCGGCGGCGAGGAATTCCAACGCCTGAGCCCGACAATATGCCGCGTGCGCGGCCGCGTCGGTGAATTTGTGCGGCTTGGCCATCCTGTTCCTTTTGGTTGCGGCTGTGACCGCCGCTCTTCGGCCTGGGCGCCATGACGACGTTCACCGCGCCCACCAGCCCGACGACCGGCCTCCAATCTTACAACTTGGACCCGCGGATCAAGCAGCTTGATCCGGCGACCACTGACCTTGACCGGCGGACGAAGACCGTTCCCGGGAAAGGCAGCTCGCTCGCGCGACTGCGTGTGCGCCTGGCGGCGGCTCGTCGACGACCCGCCCCAACCGGCCACATGGAGAAAGCTTTTATGTCCGCAACAATCGCCCAGATGGTCGACACGCTCAAGGCGAGCGTTTCCGAGATCATCGACGCCGGCGTTCCGAATCGCGCCGAGCTGCTCGAAAAGAGCTACGACGAATTCGCCGTCGCCCTCAACGGTGAGCTGGAAAAGGCGGTTGCCGCCGCCAGCGAGCCCCTGGCAGGCGTCTCCGACGTCGGCGAGGAGCCGCTGTTCAAGGGCCTCGGCGTGGTCGGGCGCGTTGCCTCGCTGGTCAGCTACATCGCCAGCCAGGTCAAGAACATCCAGGACGGTGTCGACTACCAGGGGCAGACCGCGAAGGACGACGCCGACAAGCCCAGCGACGAAGTGACGATGTATCTGGGCCACGCCCTGTCGTTCGCCGAACTGGCGATGCGCGCGGCGGTCAATGAGCACGTCGATATCGCCGAGCCCGGCGACGACGACGACGACGCCAGCTTCATGGTGCTGAAGTCGTTCGACGGCTCCGAGGATTTCCGGGTCAAAACGCTGCTGCCGGCCGAGCTGGCGAAGTTCGCCATCGATCCCTCGCACCTCGACGCCGCGAACCTCAACATCGCCTCCGCGATCCTGACGGAGTTCGGCGTCGAGCAGGACGCTCTCTCCAAGCTGTTCGAACCGGCCAACGAGAACGCGCTTCGCAAGGCCGCGCCGGGTGCGACCGTCACGGCCGACCCGAACGCCGATGCCACGCCGGCCAATGGCGGCGACACCACCGATGCCGGCGACGGCAGCGACCAGGATCCGATGGGCATGCTGAACCTGCTGGGCCGCCTGCTGGCCGCAGCGATGATCCAGCTGCAGTCGTTCATGGATGCGGTCGGCGGCGGCGATGCCGGCGACGATACCGGTGCCGATCCGAACGCCGATCCGAACGCCGACGCCGGCGCCAGCGCCACCCCGCCTGCCACCCCGCCTGCGGCAGCCGCCGACGCCACCCCGCCTGCCAACGACGACGACAAGAAGAAGCCGCCGTTCGGCAAGGCCGCCCCGACGGGCGATCTCGCCAAGGTGGCGGATCCTGAGCTGACCCGTCTGCAGGGCCAGGTCACCCGGCTCACCGAGCAGATGACCAAGCTGGCCGCGCATCCGGAAGCGGCGAAGGCGATGCTCGACATCAGCGGCGAGGGCACGCTGGCCAAGGGTGCGCCTGCGGGCGCGCTGACGGCCGAGCAGATCGCCGAGCGGATGGAGAAGCTGTCGCCCGACGATCGCGCCGCGGCGATGTACAAGATCACCCGGGGCGCGGATCCCGAGGTGGCGTTGCGCAAGCACGCTTGACGAGGGCGAGGCGGGGACTCAGCTTCGGTTATGGGTCCGCCGCCGTTCTTGCGGCTTGCAACCCTGGTGCTGCTGCTCGGCGCGATGACGCCGGGCCGCGCGCAGCCCGCGGCGGAGCAAGGCGTCGCCAGCTTTTATGGCTGGCATTTTCATGGCCGGCCGATGGCCAACGGGCGGCCGTTTCGCGCGCTCGGCACCTCGGCCGCCAGCCGCACCTTGCCGCTCGGCACACGGGTGGTGATCACCAACCTGCGTAACGGCAAGGCCGTGCACGCCACGATCGACGATCGCGGGCCCTATGTCGGCCATCGCGCGATCGACGTCTCCCTGGGCCTCGCGCGCCGCCTCGGCATGGAGCGGTCGGGGCTTGCTCCCGTCACTGTGCAGCCGGTCGACACTGTGCAGGAAGGCCGCCGCCGCCGCAAAGTGGCGCCCCGCCTGACGAGGGGACACAAATGGACGGTGATCAAGAAACATCACCCGCACTAAACGCGCCATGGGTGCGCGCGCTCGACGAGATCATTATCTGCGAGGACATGCTGCGCGAGGCGGTGCCGCACCTGCTCGCGGCCTCGTCCGATATCGCCACTGCCTGGATCGGTCTGCTGGCAGCGTTCGACGCCATGAAGCAGGTGCTGTGCGCGGTCTCGCGCCTGCAGCCGCGCACGCTCCCCGACACTGGCCCGCCCGCTCCGCAGCCCAATCACGACCTGCGCGCCGCCGCGGGGATACTCGCGCTGCTGGACCTCAGGATGAAGCCGCTGTGCCACCTGCTGCGCCATCGCGGGTTCGAACTTGGCGTAGCGGTCGGCACCACGATCGGGCTGATCCACGGGACCATGGCGCTGCTGGACCGCGATGTCAGGGCCAGTCGGTTGCAGTCCGACAGGGAAGGTTTGCCGCGCGCATTGCGTGGTGATGGACGGGGACCTGGCAATTCCCGGCGGTGTGCTTGACATGCAGTCTGGATCACGAGTCGTTTGCAACGAATGCGGATTTCTCTGGCCTGATCGGCAACAATGTGCTTTGTAAAAAGGGCCGGATTTCTGCGGTGTTGCGGGCTGGACCCGGCAACTAATTGCACTACGCGCGATAATGGCAATTATCGCGCGTAGGTGATGAAACTACCGGCCTTTTCAGCACGGTCACTTGGGGGCGGCGACGGCCTCCTTGGCGATCGCCACGGCGCGCTCATGCATCACCTCGGCGTCATCCCAGGTCGCGCACCGCTCCTGATGGCGGGGGGTTTCGTCGAGGCCGAAGATCATCGTCTCAAACAGCAGCGGCGTGTCGGGATCGCTGCCGAATTGCGCGCGGCCGAGAAACACGGTCGAAACCCACGCCTCACCGACGTGTTCCTGCTTCACGACGCTGGCCTCGCCGTCGCTCGTCATCATCCACCGCGCCCATACTGTCAGCTCGCGGCACGGGACGGGCAAACGCCCCAGCAGGATGTACCACCCTGACAGCTCCACCGTCATTGGAGGACGCTCCACAGGAGGATCGCGGCGAACGCCACCCATGCCGCCGCGACTATCACGAGCGCCCAGCTGCGGTGCCGCGTTGTCCAGGCGTCGGCGTTCACAACGATGCCCTCAGTTGGTCGATTTCCTCGCGCCTGGGGTGGCGGTAATTCAGGAACACCTCCGGCATCGACGTGCGTTTTCCGTCCGCCGAGACAGCCTGCACGCGGGTGCGCAAGTCTGGCTGCCTGGGGAATGCTCGATCGTATTCGTCGAGCAGCGCGGCCATGCGGGCCTGCCACTCGTCGGGCATCTCGTGCATCAGCACGCGCGGCAGAACGAGAAACGCCGCGCGCGACAGACCGAACCATCCCCACAGCTCGGCGTGGCCTTCACCGCGCGTGTCGCGACTCGTCGTTGCTTCTGGCTCAAGCGCCACGTGCTGCCTCCGTCGCTTCGACCTCCGCCATCCACCGATTGAGCGGGCGAACGCGCACCAGGCCCCTGCGGCTCAGCGCGTTGATCCTGGGCCATGCGTGCGACCAGTGCGGGATGGTGTGCCGGTCCACCTCACGCGCAAAGTCGATGTCGTCGGCCACAAGCGCGGCGCGCTCGCAGGCGACTTGCCAATCGGCTGAATCATCCGCCATCGTTACGCCTCCAATCGCTCACGTTAGCGCCGGACGAACGTATTCCAAAACATGACCATCAGCACGGCGAACGCGTCGGGGTAGTCGCCGCTGATCGCCAGCGCGCACGCGACCACGTAGACCAAAATCGAGGCGATCGTGATCACACGACATACCGATCGGCCCAGCAGGTCGGCCGCGGCGGAACGGGGTCTTCGTCGCCAGGCCGATAGCGCAGCGCCTCATTGTCGAAATCGATATCAGCATAAACGCGACCTTCGTCGCCCTGCTGGAGGCTCAGGGCATCGGTCAGCGTGATCCACCGCAAATTGTCCCATCTGATCCTGATGTCGCCCCACGACGGCCCGGCGGCCGCCTTCTCGCGCTTCTCGCGCCACCGGCGCCACCAGGCGATCATACGACGTACCGATCGGCCCAGCCTGCCGGCGGCGGGGGCTCTTTCGCGCCTGGCGGCATCGGGATGGCGAGCCGGGAAAACAGCAGCGACGACGACACGCTGACCTGGTGCGGCCATTCGCTCGGACGGCTGCGCAGCCACGCGTCCAGCTCTGCCGCGTCGCGCGCCACGCGCCGGCTGCGCCAGCGCTCGATCATCCCCAGCATCGTCGGTTCTCCCGCCCGCCTGGTCTGATTTCACCAACGAATTTTTTTCCCGTCCACCGCACGATTTTTCTTGAACGTCGTTGTGCGCGTGACCGCGCCCCTTCGGTTTGCCCGAGGAACGGTCATGCGCCCGATGGGTCTGCCCGCTCCGTCTGCTCACTCCCCCCTGAGAGCAGCAGGACGGGCCCATAACCCCAGCCGCCGGGCCGCGGTGCTTCAAGCTCGGTTGTGCCCCATCATGGATTCCAATGAAACGCTCGCCCTCGTTCGCGAGGCTCTGAGCAAAGGCGTGTCTGCTGGCGAACTCGCCAAGACCACGTTCACCCAGCCCGGTTCCGCCACCACCGGCCTGCAGCATTACAACCTCGAAGTGCCGGCGAAGAACCTGGTCCCGTACCTGTCGCCGCTGCGCAACCGCATCCCCCGCGTGAAGGTCACCGGCGGCACGCAAGCAAACTGGAAAGCAGTTACAGCTGTAGATGCAGAGCAGCAGTATGCCGGCGTTTCGGAAGGCCGTCGTGGCGGTGAAATCACCGTCAACAGCGCCGACTACTTCGCAGCGTTCCGCACGCTCGGCCGCGAGTCAAGCGTCACCATCGAAGCCGGCCTGGCTGCTGAAGGGTTCGACGACCTCTACGCCCGCGCGGTGACTTCGCTGCTGAAGTCCACCATGCAGGAAGAGGAAAAGATCATCCTCGGCGGCAACGGCACGCGCGCACTCGGCGCCTCGCCGCAGCCCACGCTGACCACCTCCACCACGGGCGGCGCGATCGCTGCGACCACCGTTGTGTCCGTCATCGTCGTGGCGCTGACCTTCGATGCTTACCGCCGGTTCGCCACGGGCGTGCGCACCAGCATCATCCAGCAGTTCAGCCGCGCCAACAAGGATGGCACCACCGAGACGATCAACGCCGGCACCTGCACGCCGTCGACGACCGTGTCGCTGACCACCGGTGCGGGCAACGCCAACAGCGTCGTCGCCAAGGTGACCCCGCTGCGCGGTGGGCACCGAGCGCTATGTCGCGACGACGTCGGCCTCCTCGCTGACGATCACCGCGATCCCGACGGCGCCGAACCAGCTGGCGTCCACCCTGGCCGCGACCGACTACTCCCAGGACGGCCTGATCCATGACGGCCTGCTGGCGATCGCCGGCAACCCCGCTTATGGCTCGTACTACAAGGCCGTGACCGGTGGGGCGACGCTGACGCCCGACGGCGCCGGTGGCATCGTCGAGTTCGACGACGCGCTGCAGTATTTCTATGACGTGCTGCGCCTGGTTCCGACCCGGATCCTGGTGGGCTCGCAGGAAGTGCGCACCCTGAAGAAGATCATCACCCAGGCAGGCACGGCGACGTCCCTGGCGCGGTTTGGCTTCAACATGCAGCAGGGCGCCATCGTCGGCGGCTCGATCGCGAAGTCCTACCTGAACGCGTTCGGCGACCAGCGCGAGATCCCGATCGAACAGCACCCGTTCATGCCGAACGGCACGATCCTGTTCCTGACGGAAGAGTTGCCTTACGAGCTGAACAATGTTAGTAATGTCATCCAAATTCTGTCTCGCCAGGAGTACTGGCAAACGGAATGGCCGATGGTTACTCGGGCACGTCAGTTCGGTGTTTACTCCGACCAAGTATTGCAGCATTTCTTTCCTGCGTCCATGGGCATCATTACCAACCTCTCCTAACCGAGGGGGTCTGTGCTACAAAG